GACCGCTATTGCAAGCAGACGATTGAATAACTAATGTTTTAGTAGAAGATATGCTAGTGCTAGATTTTGCCTGTTTTGATTCTGAAATTTGCGTCATATCAGAAATCCATAGCTTGCCACGTTCTTTTCTGTATCTTCTTAAAACACCACGATTTGTAAAGTACAATACTTCTTCACCATCTCTCATGGATTGAATAGATGGTTGAGTATTCACAACACGTATCTTGTCTTGTTTCTTATTTTGAATAGAACGAGATATTCTATCCATTATGTACCTCTCTTACTAAGTACTCTATACTCAAAAGATATATCATTGATGTACACTTTTGAAGAAGTGGTATTTGTAAAAAATACTAGAGATACTTTATTGCAAACCACGGGTGTTTGTGGTGTAAGTTTTATTTTAGTCCAATTGTTTGTTTCAGCAGGAATAGTTACACCTAAATCATGAGAATTTCCATCTTCCTCAACTAAAGTAAAGGTGTCTGTTATATCAGCACTAGATTTATAAGTGACATAAATAGCATATATTTTCTTTACATGATGAATATTTCCAAAGTCAAACATCTTTGTTGAAAATTTAGTCTGTGTATTTGCAGCAGGTGTTCTATTTAATTGATAGATATCAATAGCAGAGTTACTATCGTGAGCTATAAATGTATTATTACTATCAGTGTCTACTGAATTTGTCAATCCGTCATACGTATCTAGTACAAAATCTTTAATGTAAGTAAAGTTACCTACCTTAAGATCGCACATATAAGCATCGCCATTATTATCAAGACTATTAATAATGAAGACCATTGATTCTTGTTCATCATAAATGATTCCAGTGAATTCGCCTACATGCGAACTCCAATCACTATCCTTGATCTTTGCCTCTGTTAGGTTGCGTATCGATGAACCATCGTAAATGAACAATCCTTGTTTATTGACCCATACAATTCCATATTGAGTTTTCTTTACTGCCTCTGGATGAGCTACTCCTTGGTATTTTTTGCTATCTTCTAAAAACCAATTACGGTCATCACCTGATATATTTATGATATCTAGGCTTTTACTTTTAAACGCAAGCAGTCTATCAGCATATGACTCTAATGCTATATATGAATCAGCATCCCCTTTAGCTGCTTCTATGTAATTCACAGAAGGGAAAGTGTCGTATCTATTTGGCATTGAATACATGATTCTATCTGGGTAATTCACTGTAGTGGATTCTTCTTTGCTTAAACCCGTATTCTCATCTTTTAAACTTACATTACATATGAAAACTCTATTATTTGAAATGACCGAGTCTTTCCAATACTCTCCCTGATCTCCAATAGTGTGACTAAATATATTTGATGAAAAACCATTAAGTATCTCATACGTCAATAGACCAAACTCTCTTAAACGAAAATTATTATCAGATTGATTGTAATCAGGGCATGAGTAAAAAGAACCTTGAATACTAAGAGCTACTCCTGAAGCTCCAGTGCCTGAAGTAGCTTGAGATAATAGGAGCGTATCGACATTATTATGCTGAGAGACTGTAGTACCTGCTTGAATATTTCCACCAGATATGGACATACCTGCCACTATCTTACTAAGATCAGTGACATTTGTAATATAGTCACTGTTATTTCCTGTGGTAGCAGTAGGAGCGTAGAATGCATTATCCCAAGCTGAGTAATCATCTGAAAACTTCAATCTACATCCTTTGGTTAAATTAATATCCAACAACATGACCCATTCTTCGTTTTTACCTTGTTCTCTTATGTATATTCTGCCACCAGAGATCCTTGGGTCATATGGCCCTGCAGTACTAATGTTAATAGAAAGAGATTTTAGGTCATTGGCTTCAGCTACTGTATGTGTATTTGAATATAATTTTGGTAATGATTCTTGATTATTATCATAGATAAAGGTCTGTGCTAACTCATAAATACCTTTTGATATAACTCCCTCTTGGTCAGTTTCTGTTGCAATGTTTACATTGAACCCTTGCCCAGCAGTTAAAGCCTGATACGTATCAGAAGACTGTAAAGTATACTTAGCTAAAGTTCCTGCAGTACCAGTACTTGAAGAAACATGACCTACTGTAGGTTTTGCCAAGTCATTATCCCTAGCATAGAAAGATGTATATGAATTAGAATCTGTTGTTCTATTGCATCCTTGAAAATGTCTTCTTTGCACCCAGCCATACCATTGTATCTTGCAATCATTGTTTTCCGATGTGTCACAACATCTTATTTCGTCTTCTACTTTATAATACTTTACCTTGGAAGCTATGCTACTAGCTGAAGAACTAAGAGTTATTGCATCGTTAGTCCATTTGGTACCTGCTGAATTTGTAGAGTACACGTCTATTTTGTGATCTGCAGGATTTGCAAGTAACAACAATTTATCACCTACTGTAGTACCTGTTAACGTTCCACCCCAAAAATTTGCAGTAGTGGAATCGAGGGTCATTTTTATATCTCTATCGACAACGATATTGTTTCCATTATGTTGAACAACATAGTAAAAACCTAATCCGTCTACAGAAATTCCATTGCCAGCAATATTATCCCCTTCGATCTTCAATAATGTTCCAACTGGAAATGAAGTTGCTAGGTCTTGTGAGCTATTACTTACCAAATATTCAATTTCTCTGTATTTATTATTTGTATTGTGTTGGTATACAGCAAATCCAGTTCTAGCAGTACCACCACTAATATTTCCATCAGCTATGGTATAAGTACCTGCTATACTAGTAGTTTTTGTCACAACAACAGGATCACGATTATGATCGGTCTCAAAATAGCCAAGACCATATCCCGGTTGAACAGTCGTAATTGTAGTATTGTTATAATCAGCTACCTTATTAGTAGATGAATCTGTCATGCTATATGCAGGTTGTAAAGATCCTTGAATATTGAACATCATATTCTGAACAGTGCTAAATTCGTTATCACTTATATCTGCAGGATCTTTTAATGTATTTAATCCACCACTAAAATCATTTATTTGATATAGCTTCTTAGGCATTGAATTGCTTACCCCAGAATGAACATTGTCCATTCAGTATTTCAATTTGTTCTATTTGAAAGTTTCCTTTTGGCTTATCAAAGAAACTGATAACTCCAAAACAATGATTCCAATTATGCAGTCGTCCTTTTAGCCATTTATTCTTTTTTGGTGTCATGTCTTTTAAACATCCCATAGACCAAGCTGCTATAGTACCTGAATCCAGTTTAGTAAGACTATGTCTTTGAATATCATGAGTGTGTCCATAGACTATGTTGGAACCATAAGCCTCTAAGTGTTTTTTAGCATGATACGTTGTAGCGTAAGCACCGTGAATAAAATTTACCTTACCAAGCTTTAATGGTTTATTATAAGGGTAGTATTTATAACCTCTTTCTATCCATCTACATGCATCTTTAAACTTATATCCTTTCAAGTACGGATGTTTGCCTACGAAGTGATCTAACCACTCATCATGATTTCCTGCAAGAATATAACGTTCCTTGCAGTTTACTTTATCCAGTACTTTATCAAACATATCAATTCCTGCATTGACTTGTTCAATTTCCTTATCAACATCTAATAATTGATGTTCAAGATTTGGCAATCGTTTGCCTTTGAATCTCCAAGCAGAAACAGAATCCCATTCTCCTACGTCGCCAAGATTGATAAATATTTCAGGCTTTACATGTTCTATGGCTTGTAGAGTTACATCAACAGCTCTTTCGTCATGTATAGGAAAATGCTGATCGGGTATGACTATAGCTCTTTTCATTTAATCAAGTATCTCAAAGTGAACCAAATCATCAAACTTGTTATCTTTTGTAGTGCGTTGACCTTTAAACAATGAACTAGCATTCCAATCTCCACCCCAGCGTATCTTAACGCCCATTTTTGCTGCCGTACCAAGGACAAAACCACCAAGGTAATGGAAGTCATCTCTTGCATCCCAATCTATCGGATATGGCGAAATATCAACGGCTTTACCTTGCACGTGTTTTCCAAACTTTGTCTTACTTAGACCTTCAGCCACCAATTGATCTTGACGTTTTTGACTTCTAAGACCTTCTATTATGGTAATATCAAAATACTTAACGACTTCATTCAGGACGTTGACAAGCCTTGCATCAACGCCCTTCAATCTTTCTTTGCTTCTTTTTCCAAACTTAGGCATTACAATATCTTCCTTCCAAGTACTTAAAGTATCACTTTAACTCTTTTTTTTTCTTTTAGATTTAGGCATTGCCTTTTTTTTTTTAGGCGGTCTGCCTCTCTTGCTACCATAGCTTCCTTTTCCGTAGGGCATATAACTTCCTATTTTTTTATTTTCTTTATTTTACCGTTATGTGTTCTGGCAAATTTGTGGGTTTTAGTTTCTCTAATTAGAGTCCCACTATACCTATTGCCACCCCACATCCAACTAACTTTTTTAGCCATTACCACTTTACCTTATGACTCCAATACCTAGCACTTAATTTGCTTGGTTTAGAATCTTGTGCATTATGTCTTGCATAATATGATTTACGTCTTCCTTTTTCTTTAGCAGACTTAGGATTCTTACCTGCACCTTTTACACCTTGCTGGCCAAAACGTATTGTTTTTATTTGATCGCCTACTTTAGCAACTACTACATGACTTTTCTTAGGATGGCTAGGTGTTCGTTTAGGTTTATTATAACCAGTTACGCCTACTTTTTTTAATCTTGAATCTTTTTGAATAGCCATTAAAGACCTAACTTCTTACCAAAGAATCCAACTACTAAATTCCATAAAGCTTCTATGATCTTAGCTTCAGTTTTTTCTGTAAAAATAGGTATGTCAATGTCATCATTCACTTCTTTGATAAAGTCCTGCTTTGCCTCTTCTGACAAAATATCTTTAAATAGTGCTTTTACTAAACTCATTATATTATCCTCATTATTATGTTTACAATTACTGGAAAAGACAAAACCCCAATCGTACCAAGTACTTGCATTTTTGCAATTGATTTTTCATGGCTTTCAACTTTCCCATTTAACTTATCTAAATGTTTTTCAACTCTGCCTAGTGCCGAGTAAATATTCTTCAATCTTTCATCGTGCTTAACTAGCAATTGATATATATCTTTATTCTCCATTAATGCTTTCCCCCACCATTTAATCTGCCAGACATATAACTGATCTTGTCTGATAGATCATCTATTTCTTTCATCAAAGATTCATGCCTACGAGAGGATGAATTTTGTTGGTTTTCAGATTCTCTTTGAATTCTATCTAATAGCTTGAGCAAAATACCTTCCACGTTTGTTATCGTTTCCTCTGCTTTTGCTTGACTAATAGCAAGGTTATCCAAACTCTCGGATTGAGATGTTTGACTTTTCATTAAGTTGACCAACATATAACCTAGAAATACAACGCAAAATCCAGATGCTCCAAGTGTCATATAAGAATCTAATAATGTCTGTGTGTCCATATTTATTTCCGCTTTTTCTTACCCCAACTAAATGGGTTTAGGTTTAACTCTTTTTCATAGAATGAAACTCTACTTTCCAATTCTGCCCTTTTCCGCTCTTCTTCCAAGCTATGCTTATCAAATAAACTCCTAATCTGGCTATCTGTTTCCACCAGTTCTGTTTCAAGGGTTGTAAGTCGAGACATAATGTTATAGTACCCATACACAAGACCACCCACAAGAACACATAGCTGTACCATCCAACGGATGTTGACGCTAACCACCATATTATCGCTAACCACAGCACCACGATAACTTCTCGCTGTTTTAACATCACTCATGCTCTATATCTTCAAACTGATGATGCAACCAGCACCAATTAGATTGTGTATAAACTCTTCCATGATAATAATGAATAACAGAATCAGCACCCATTAACTCGATAAAAACCGTATTTGAAACAGTATCCTGTGGAGTAAGAGCAACGCCTCCTACGCTCCATCCTTGACTGCATCCCAAGAAACTGGTAAGAAGTATTGATGCCATAACTCGTACTAATGTTCTCATCATTCATCTTCTTTCCATTTAGATGATCCTGCGATGTATTCCCTGACCTCTTCATTTGTATATACTGAAAACCCACTTAAAGCATCTACTGCTTTTAGTTCTGTCAATGTACTATCTGACTTAATGCACAATTCACTTTTATCTGGTGATATTCTTGGTGCGAAATACAATAGATGCCTCTCCAACATATCTGATATTTTTGCTGAATGGTCTGTGGTTACATCTATCTCTTGAACTGTATAGGTATAATCCACTTCTTCTTTTGGTATGCCATTATCCATGCAATGATCATCTATCTTTGCAAGTAGTTCTGCTTTGGTATCGCTACTACTATAATCAATGCTGTGATCGTCCATAAATTCCTTTATATCGCTCTTTGTATCACTATTGGTGGGTAAGACCACATCGACATCTTTCTTGCCTGTTTTCTCAACATCCTTATAGGTAAAGGTCTGCCAGTCATACCTTGTTGTGATTTGTTTTGCCTTTGCAGTATCTGTGTTAGGCATAATGATATAATGAGTGTATTGTCCTTCCATAATTAATCCCTATGAATGTGATGATTTGCTACTGTTATAATTCTTTAAAATTTCAGATGCCGAAAGTTCTTTTGAATAGATGCGAACCTCGTCAAGTAGTCCATCTGCGAAAGTTGAACCAGAACCATAATCCATGTGTCCAATTTTGACATTAGCACCAAGATTTTCCATTGCCACATAAGTTCCAGAACCACCCAGTGTAGTAGTTACTGAACTGCCATTTAAATATAATTTAATACCAGCATTAGCAGAAGTACCTCCTCTGCCATCGTATGTACAAGCAACATAAATCCATTGATTCTCATAAGATTGTAGCGAAGCATTATAATAAGCGTGTTCGTGGGTATTGGCTACGCTTTCATCAAAGAGATATAAATATAAAA